AGAATTTTCGTGCTGAGATCATGGAGGTCCTAAAAGAGATTCAAAATCGCGTTTCTGGAGAAAATGAAAAGAAATGTATCAATGCAGTAATTACTGTATTTGAGACGGTGGATCAACTCGATTTCCTCAACAAACGCGCAATCTTTGTATATGTCAGAGATATTTCTGGATTATCGCCGAAACAGCTATCAGTTGCTATGTCTATTATAAGAAAGCACTACCGCGTCTTGGTCCATGGTACAGAACGACAATTTGATATTTTCTAGGGGGTTTCATGAGTACTGAAGAAAAGGCAATGGTCAAGGTCGAAAAGACTGAGGAAAAGCTAAAAAAGTTTGCTGAGTTGCTAAACTCGATAGAACAATCAGAAGATAAAAAGAAACTTCTTTGGCAAGAGATTTATGCAAACGCGCTAAGTGATCGCACTCAAGCAGGTCTATTGTTAGATGAGGCCCATGCTGAAATGCAGGGTGGCGCTTTTGAGCATGCTACCATGGGCCCAACCTTGTCAAAATACTTAGAGAGAATGAGCAAATCTAATGAGCAGATTCTCAAGTTAGCAGAATTGATTAGCAAGGCCGAAGAGAAGGCCGCGCAGATTGACCCAGATGACTTATTTTCAAGGATTAATGAAGGATAAGTTATGTCTGATACAGAAAGTACTCAAGAATATGCCGCGGCCAAGGCCAATGAAGATGCCGACAGCGCCGCCGCCGGCAACCCACCCGCACTTTACCGTGGCATCGTCATTGATGTAATTTACGATCCAGCACTTTATGATCCCAACAAGTGGATGGGTGCAGCAAAAGAAGTTGCCGGAAAAGACAAGATTCTCAAGCTAGCCCCCAGAAACTCATGTATTGTTAAGATATTAAACGATGCTACAAAAGAAGACATTCCTTACACATTATGTTTCCCATTTTTCTCACCTCATCTAGCATTGCCACTTAAACCTGGCGAGCAAGTTTGGGTATTTCTAGAAAATCCGGATGACAGGACTAAGGCATGGGGATATTGGATGAGCCGTGTCCACGGTCCTGACTTTGTTGATGATGTTAACTTTACTCATTTAGACAGGGCCTTTGAGCACATTACCGGTGCCGGGAATGAACAACAATCTTCAAGTGAAGAGGATCCTCCGGAGGCAGAACCCACGTTTCCGAATGGAAATGATAGTGATAAACTTTCCCTGGCCAACCAACGCTGGGAATATGAGAGGATTTACTTAGGAAGCCTTGCTTCCCATGCTGTGACATATGAGGCTGTGCCTCGTTTCACGAAGCGCCCAGGTGATCTTGTTATTATGGGATCAAACAATACACTAATATGTCTCGGCGAGGAACGTGCAAACTGGACGACAGATGTACACAGGGATACGCTAGCTGAAATAGCCGATGTAAAAACTTCGGATGCTGCAAACCTTGGTGTTGCTGGTACTATGCTTGAGGAACATGCAGGCTCAACAACAGGATCTGCTGCTGCTGAAGAATCTTTTCCTGTGCCTATTGAACCCGATGCTGCAGGTGTATACAAGACTAAAGCAAGTTTAGCGCCGGGTGATAGTCCCGTCGACGTCCCCGCACCCAACGAAAGATTTTTCATGGGTACAATTGATATTGTTGCTGGTCGGGCCCGCTGGCTTGAACCGGAAACAGATGCCCCAGACTTAACACAACCTCGCTTGATCTTAAACTCAAGAGGCCAGTGGGAAGTTGATAAGAATCCGACCGGTGCTGAGACAGCCGATTATCCGGAAATAGACACAGATGATCCGCATAATAGGTTAGACAATCCAACCGAAGGCGACCCAGACTTCTTGAATGATGCTTCACGCATATATGTATCTATGAATACTTTACCAGATTTTAATTTTGGTATTGAGTATCCGGAAGGGGGAATCCCTATAGCTGATGATGATGCCAATGTTGGAGAACCGGTTGATAAAGACGCAACTCCGGAAGTATATCTTAAGGAATTTGTTGAAGGTGTTGGCCAGGCAGCGATCGTTATGAAATCAGATGAGATTCGAATAATTGCTAGACAAGATACATCTCAAGATCCCCCGATCCAGGGGTCAATTACTCTCCTTAAGGAAGGTATTGCAGACGACGAGGCCGGCGAGGGTCGAGCAATGATTACAATCCGGCCGGATGGGGTCATTATGATTGATGGCCCGAAAGTCGTAATAGGCTCAGGCCTGGAACGAGGGCCGGGCGAAGGTAACCAATTCAGCGTGGGTGTAGGTGCTACTGAGCCTATGCTTTTAGGTGATATGTTCATTGCTGCGATTGATAAATTTACGAATGCATTGGCAACGGATGTGGAGACATCAATATCTAATCTAGGGGCTCCAGTTATTATGCCCGGTCTTAGAGGCAACGTTGCGACCCTGTTGACAGATATGGAAGATGCGAGGAGTAAGGTAGCTAAGCTACTATAGGAGAAGACATGGATCCAACAGACCCAATCGGGGTAGTAACAGCAGTTGCAGCACCTCTCTTTCTATGCATGCCTCTAGAGTGTCCCGAGCCAGGCGCCGGCGGCTACCCAGAGATGGGGATGTGTAATCTAATAATCAACATTGGCTTAGGTTCAATCGCACCTATGCTCCCCATTCTGGAGATCATGTTCGACCCTGTTGTAAAGATTGGAGAACTTCCAGGTCTGGAACTACCTGCTTTACCATTTATTGGCTTGACAATTCCACCACTACCATTTCCAGATCCAATAGGTTTGCAAGGTTCTCTAGATATTCCTGGTTTTTCACTAACACCACCACTAATGGACTTGCTTCTTGGCGTTTTAACAATCCCCCTAGATATGTGTCTCGGCCTTCTTGAGTTGAAGGTGCCGGATCTTTCTTTAGACGGAATACTGGAATTGTTGATACCAGCTTTGATGTTGCCAGGTGTAGAAGCGCCGATGTTACCGACCTTAGGTCTCCTTGATCTGGCAATCTGTATCATAATCTTACTATTACTTCCGTTCTTATTGCTGGTTATGGTAATTCAATCAGTCATTCCAGGTGATGATTTATTGGCGGAACCCATTTTAAAAGTTCTCGGACCTCTTGGCGCCATGGCAGCCCTGGACCCGGAAGCCATGAAAGAAGAGTTTGAGGATAAGGATAAGGTCCGAGCCGCAGCAGAGAAGGTTCTAGCAGGTATTGTTAAGGAAGAACAGAAAAAGGCAGCTAAACAAAAAGCTGCCCAAAAAGATGTAGTTATAGAGGAAGACGTCGAGTCTGAGTGGAAGCCTTCAATAAAGGACTATTACTACGGATAATTCACCCAGGGTAATATTTAGTAGATATGACTAACATTAGGGAAACATTATGAGTCTTGTCAACCAGTCAGCAAAAACATATAGCTTCAAAAGTGTTGGGATTCAAGATGCAGATTACCAACAGGCAAGAGAAACGTATGTTGATAATGTAATACCAGTCGGTATCAAAACTCCCTTAGAGCTCGGGAAGACTCACGAAGGTATTTTTAAGATGCATACCGACCCAATAGCACAAATTCATGACAATTTCCGAAACTTGCTTTTAACAAATCATGGAGATCGTCTTGGGTTATATGATTTTGGGGCAAACTTATCTGAGTTATCTCATGAATTAGGCGCAGAGTCCGGTGATACAGAAGCTATTAAACGGATTAGGAAGGCAACTTCAAAATATATGCCTTTTCTAGAGTTAAATACATTTGAACCACTAATCGATCGCCATGACAATGATCATGTCGCGAAAGTTGGTTTAAGGATAACGTATAGTATTCCGAAGTTGGTAGTTGAAAACAAACAAATTGAAGTATTGATATATACGGCAGGATAACCGATGGCAATTAAGGAACAGATCAATAAACAACTAAAGAAGGCTCGAACTAGATCTTATCTTGCTCGTGACTTTGATTCTTTTCGAGCCGAAATATATGACTATGCAAAGACATATTTCGGTGACAGGATTCAGGATTTTTCTGAAGCTGGGCTCGGAGGACTATTACTAGACATGGCTGCGATGGTAGGCGATTCAATGTCCTATTATCTAGATCACCAGTTTAATGAGCTAAATTGGGAAAATGCCGTAGAGACAGAAAATATTCGCCGCCATCTCCGCCAGGCAGGGGTAAAACAATATGGCGCTAGTCCAGCCGTTGTAACGGTAACGGTCTCATTATTGGTACCGGCTGCTAATGTCGATGGTGAATATTCTCCGATGAGAGAAGTGCTTCCTGTTCTTGGGGAAGGAACATCATTCGTAGGGGGCGGAGCTACATTTGTCTCCATGGATGATTTAATATTCGGGGAAGAAGACCGGCTAGGAGATTTGACGGCAAAGGTATCAATATCAAAAGTGTCTGATGAAGGGGTACCCCAGACATTCGAAGTCTCAAAAGATATTGTTTGTGTTTCTGGAGAGATTAGGGCTGAGACGTCCAAGATGTCCGACGTGCACGTTCCGTTTCGGAAGGTAATGCTAGCAAAACCGAACATTACAGAAATTATTGATGTTATTGATAGCGACGGTAACGTATATTATGAGGTCGAATCACTATCTCAAGACACTGTGTTTAGGGGAATTCCCAATATGGGAGAAGATGGTGATCTAGTAAGCCATAACCTTGAAATTCTTCCAGCACCCTATCGGTTTATCAAAATAGGTAATGTGCAGTCTAAGTCAACAGAGCTTCAGTTTGGATCTGGTGATGCGACAACGCTTGATGACGATATCGTCCCAGACCCCAGTGATTTGTCTCTTCCGCTTTACGGAAAAAAGATATTTTCTAGATTTTCTATAGATCCAAACTCAATGTTAGCAACCCAGACTTTAGGAATCGCTCCCAAAAATACAATATTAACCGTCCGATACCGGTATGGTGGTGGATTATCACATAACATCGCCGCTGGATCATTGTCAACAGTACAAACGTTGTATATTAGCTTCCCGGATATGGATGAGGCTTCCTTTGATCAAACTTCAGCCGCTAAACTAGTTAAAAAATCACTCAAAGTAACAAATTTTACCCCTGCCGCCGGCGGCGCACCATCCCCAAACATTGAGGATCTCCGTGCCCAAATTCCGGCTGTTAGACAAATGCAATCAAGAATTGTTTCGAAAGACGATCTCCTGGCCAGAGTATATACATTACCTTCAAGCTTTGGAAGGGTGTTTCGTGCCGGCCTACGCAAGAATCCAAGCAATCCTTTGGCAGCATTGATGTATATTATCTGTCAAGATCGCACCAAACAATTGATTATTGCACCTGATGCATTAAAGAATAACTTACGTGCGTACTTGAATGAATTCCGCCTAATATCTGATGCACTAGACATTCTAGACGCAATAGTCATTAATGTCAAAATAGAGTTTGATATTGTAACAACAC